GAAGTAGGTGGTTTAAAACCACCACCATATACTGCTACTACCTTTTTCTTTTCTTCTTCAGGTAATAACCCTTCTATTAAATAACTTGTTAAATTCATTAAGATAAAAATTGTTTTATTTTAGATTGTGCTTCTTCTTTTGATACTGAATTATCTATAATATCTTTAACTCCATCATCTGCTAATAAAGCATTTAACTCACCATCTAGTTTGGCTTTTGCTTTAGCTGATCTGGCTTTTGCTTTTTCATCTTTAGGTTTAGTTCCTGTAGGTTTGAATGGTGTTAAGTACTTATCTACTATACTTTCTAAATCACTTAATTTTTCATCTTCTAAAGTATTAGCAACTGAAATAAAATTATTACCAAACAAACTTTTATAAGCATCATAGTTTCTAGTTACACCAGCCCAAGTACGCATTACAATAGCAGGTGCTAAACTTCTATCTTCACCTCCTGATTTTTCAAATCTATCTTGGTTTTGTTTAAGTGAACGTTCTAAATCAGTATAAACATAAAGCATAAATACATCATATCCTGCTTCTTCTAATTCTGATTTTAAGGTTGTTGTTGATTTTACTGAAGCTGCTGTACCATCTAGTATAAATGATTCTTTTCCTTCTATAGTAGCCGCTATATTTCCTTTAAATTCTTTATTTGCAGCCGCCATTTGTTTAGCTTGTTCGCTTCTTTCTTCAGGTGTAGCATTTTTTAAATCTAAACTAACATTCGCTTTTTTAAGCATATTAATATAAATGTCATCTATATTCATTACTTTCAGACCTCCTAAATCTAAACCCTTTAAAATATATCCTTTACCTGCTCCAGGTGCTCCTGCTAAGATAATCGCTTTTGGATTACCTTGTGCTTCTTTTAATAATTGTACTAAACTTATCATACTGTTGGTTTTCCCATTAATGTTTTTGTATATAACTTTCCTGCTATATTTCTCTTATATTTTCCGTTGCCTAACCATTCAATATCTTTACCCCTAAGTACTTTACGTACCAATTCTTCATCATCAACTGGTTCTACACCCTTAGAAGAAAGAATATCTATCCATGCTCCTGATACTTCTATATAATATCCTGGTTGTTTTAATAGATCTGCTCTATAATTTACTACTTTGGATTTAGCAGGTTTAGTACCATCATGACCCGTTGCTATAAACTTATTTCCAAACCCTTTTTGTTTGTATGCTGATAGAGCATCAATTTCATCATCGTTATCTAAATCTATTACTACATATTTGGCATCTGATTCTTTGCCTGTTATTGAGTCCGGAGAAGTAAAATTAGGATGACCACCAATAGGAGCATAAGCTGTAGAAATTAATTTGAATATTTCTTCATCATAATCCTGTAATTCTGAAGATGGTATAGTTGTCCATGTATTTTTTGGTATATCTATCTCATTTAAGAGATCTACTAGTTTGATCATAATTAAAATGTTTATTATACATATTGATAAAAACATCAAGTGGCGTTCTGTGGCCCATACCTTCAACTTCATCATGTATTGCTTCATTACCATGAACAGACCATAGTTTTTTAGTTAATTCAGGGTCAACAATATCATCTTCAGTACCTAAGACAATTGTACGTTCGTATGTGTTACCATAATATTCATACCCAGGATCTATTCGTCTACTATGTAATGCAGGATTAAATAGTAAAACATCAACTCCTAATCTTGAACCAATAATATCAGCGACATAGCCCCCCATACTGGAACCTATGATTATGTCAGGCATACCTAAAGTATAAATGAATTCATCTAAATCTAGGGTTTCATAATTCATTTCAGGTGCATAAACTGTACCTTTTGTTGACAAGAAAGATACTTTTGTTCCTCCTTGTTCACTATCTAAACCGTGTAAATATACTATTTTTTTCATAACCTTTATTTTTTAAGTTTATATTTTTATTTTATTATATTCAACTTTTTTTGTTGTTTTAATACAAGTGATTAAATCATCAACAACACAAGGATCAACAATAGCGCCTTTTTCTTGTAATTTATAAACAATTGATTCTAATAATGTGTAAGAGTGTAATGTAGACATAACTTTGATTTTAATGTTGTGCTTAACTGCTCAACGTGGTAAATATACGAAAGATAGCCCGGGAAGCCAAGCCTCCCGTGCATTATTTTTTACCAGTTGTTAACATCATCTTCTCCACGTTTTTCGTGATCATGTTCACTATAAACCCTTAGGTTTAAATACTCACCATCCCCAATATAAGAGGTATCTTCTCTAATATCTTTATCATATGCAAAACAAAAATCATACTCCTCTTTTGTAATGATTTCTTTTGTATTCATAATCTCTTCAAAACGATTGAACTCTTGTTCTGCAAAATAAATTTCTTCTGGACTCATCATATAACCTTAATTTTTGGATGTTGTGCTTAACTGCTCAACATGGTAAATATACGAAAGATAGCCCGGGTAGCCAAATTTTTACACGGTTCTCTTCGAAGAGGTTTTAAATGTGTTTGTATAAGGTTTTGGTTTTGGATTTTCAATATCAAATAAGGCTTTAACATGAGTAAATATTTCTATATTTTGTTCCTGTGTACGAGGTGACTCATATACTTCCCAATTTTTACCTTTTAAACGTTTACCAGATTTATCTTCACCCCTAGATTTAGATTTTAACCATAAAACTCCTACACGGTCAATTTTTTTACCATAACATTCTTCATAACACTGGGCATAAATTGCTCCTTGTAAATCGTATGTTGTTTGTAAATGGTTAGATGTTTTAAAATCTATAATCCAACGTTCCATTTTACCATCTATTTCAATCTCACATACTAAATCACAGGTTCCTGCTACTTTAATTTCATCTGAAAATAAATGTACTTCTGCTTCTATTAGTGTTGGATTATAAGTTTCCCAAAAATCTACAAATCTAAGGAACATTTGCCATACATGAGAGGGCATTTTAGGATTACCATCTTTATACAAAAATGTAATTTCTTCCCCATTTAACCAGTCTTCAATCATTTCATGGACTTGTGTTCCTTCTTCTGCTGCTTTCTTAACAATCCATTCCGCACTATAACCTACTTTTTTAAGCCAATCTTCAAAATATTTACCTTTTGGGTAAGAATTTAAAACATGAGTTACTGAGGGGTAATAATTACTATTACGTCTATAATACCTTGAATCAGGCATTGTAACTTGTTGATAATCATCTGAAATTTCTAATAATCTTTTGTATGATTTTTTGATCATATTGATAGTTTTTGTTCCATTAAATCATAGTAGGTTAATGGTAACGTTGTTTGTATTAGTTTTGTGAAATTTTCAAAACCCATTTCACTCGGATCCTTATCTTGTAAATCTACAAGATAGACTTCTTTGCCTTCTGCCATTAACTTTTCACAGAACTTCAAAGCTTGTTTGATCGCATCCCTATCTAATGCAATATAAATTTTATCTACTACAGATGTAACTATTTTTTTCATTAAGTTATTCTGTATATTTTTCCCTAATAAGGGAATTGCGTTTCTTTTTATAGCTAAAGCATCAAATAACCCTTCACATAATATAATAGGTACATTCCAATTAATCATATGTTCATTAGGTATTATATCTCTTGATACTTGTGGATTTCTATATTTAATGTATGGTTCCTTTTCAAATGAGCGAGCAGTAAAGTAGTTTAACTTACCTTCTACATCATAGGTGGGAATTATTACCATATTTTTATATAAACCTGTTTTACAATAACCTATATTATATTTGAGNATATCGTATTTACTCACGTGTCTATTATTTAGGTACGCGAGCGCGTGTCTAGCCATTATATCGCTGTTATTAACGTTATTTAGGCTAATATATTCGTCAGGTAGTTTGATTGTTGCTACATCTACCTTTTCTGTGTATGAAGTATAATTTACTTCTTTACTTATAGTTTTAGCTTCACTTATTTTATCAGAAGAGGCACCTGCTTGTCTAAATAGTAAACTAATAGATTTACCTTTTTTACCACATACCCAACAGTGCCAAGGATTATGTCCCTCTTTATTTTCAGTAAAATTAATTTCTAATTTAGGTTTATGGTGGTTACAGTGGGGGCATTTATATGCCATGTTACCTCGAGCAGTTTTTTTACCTGTACCTAATACGGAATTAACTAATGTTACTAATGTATGATTGATCATAAGTCATAATATACGAACTTATTTTCGCTCAACCACGAGATCTTCGAATTTTATGTCTGCTAAATCTTTTGGAAAAAATTTACCTAGAATATTATCATTAAAGAATTCATCTGGTTTTTCTAGGACTTGATATAACATTTGATATTTAATTTCAAAATAGGTAAGTTGTTTTTTAGTCTCTACACATTTCAAAATGGTACGCTCAAATTCATCTTTTTTACCTTCAACTAATAATTTTTTAATATCTTTTTGGGAACCATAGTATTTAAGCCAATCTGATTCTTTGACTATTAGTTTATATGAAGGTCGTCTACCAACTACCCCCGTTAGAGCAGCAAGTTCTTTCTTACCTAGTTTTTTCTTTTGATTATGAAATAATACTTTCTTTCCAATATAAGATTTACCCGTAGGTTTATGTGTTGTTATATAAACAAAACCAAAGGTCTTATCTGGGAATTGAGTGATATCATTTATTTCATGTTGTTTGTATATCCAATTCATATATATATGTTAGAGACCGCAAAGGTAAGTATTAGTTACAACTCCCGAAGAGTTAGTACGAAGATAACCAAACTGATTTGTTCTATTATACCCAGCATTTCCTCCTCCTATAACAGTAGTTCCCCCACTGTTAGTATAAATGGTATCACCAACTGTTGGAATATTTCCACTCCCATCATGATAATATGTTACATTTAAAGTTGAATTACATATAAATTTGGTTCCGGTTTGGAATGCGCCTCCTGTATAAGAAGTTAAGTTAGAATACCCATAAAAGTCACTATATGCATCTGGTGCTGTAAAACTTGCGGAATCTGCCATTCCACCTAGTGATATATTAGTTGATGCTGTTCCTAATTCAGCTGAGATTTGGCTTCCGCTTATGGGTCCTAATGATGGTAATGGCATGCTTATATATTTTTATTATAAATATTGTAAACCAAAATCTCTAATATTTTCAGAGATTATTTCTTTAAAATTTTGTGGTATATCTTTTAATTTTCCTA